GCAACCAGATCCAAAAGTGCTTCCTAAAGTTCCCGGTTATCATATTCTGGTACGTCCTGTGTCTGTAAAATCTCAGACTAAGGGCGGTATTATTTTACCAGATTCAACTAAAAATGACATTGCTTATCTTACAACTGTAGGCAAAGTCCTAGCAATTGGTGACACAGCCTATGAAGATAAAGATAAATTTCCGAATGGTCCTTGGTGTTCTGTGGGAGATTATGTCTGTTATGGAAAACACACAGGTCAAAAGTTTTTTTACAAAGGGATACGAATGATCCTTTTGTTTGATGATCAAATTTCTATGGTTGTTGAAGATCCAACAGAATTAGATCCAACTTTTAATCTTTCTAATTAAAAAATTTAATATGACTGTTGTATATTACATTTAAATAATGTATTATATAAACAAATGCGTAATCCGTCAGTTTCGCATGTGACGTTAAAAAGGAGAAATAAATGTCCGAAGACAATAATGAATGGGCTACGGTAGATACTTCCAATACCGTTAAAGAGGAAGAAAAAATTGAATTTGAAATTGAAGGACAGGAAGAAGAACAAACTGAAAGTCCAACACAGCAAGTTCAAGAACACATAGAAGAAGAAAAACCTGAACAGGAAGAACAACAGTCTGGCGCACAGAAACGTATTCGCCAACTAGTTCGCCAAAAGAAAGAACGTGAAGAACAAATTCAAGAACTTATTGCACGGCAAAAAGAACTTGAAGAACAATTGAAGAATAAACAAAAAGAAGTTGAAACTTCAGTTGAAAAAAGTTTTGAAACAGCTGAAACAAATATCAATAGTCAGATTGAAATTGCAAAAGATGCATATCGTCAGGCTCTTGAATCAGGTGATACAGATAGAATTGTTCAAGCACAAGACTATCTTTCTAAGGCACAGAATGAAGCAACTATGCTTCGTATGAACAAAGAGCGTTTTGTAACAGAACGTCCAGTTCAAAAAGAAAAACCTGTTGCAGCAACTGCTACTCAAAACATTCAACCTGTAGAATATGATAGGTTAGCGGTAGAGTGGGCAGGACGTAATGCTTGGTTTGGTCAAGATTCAGTCATGACAACTCTTGCACTGGAAATTGACAATGAACTAAAAAGCGAGGGTTATGATCCTTCGGAACAAGAGTTTTACCAAGAAATTGATTCTAGACTTCGGCAACGATTTCCAGATAGATTTGAAGGTGGACAATCGCAACGTCAGCAGGAAACGTCATCTCCTGCCCAAGTGGTTGGTGGAGCATCACGCACTTCAACATCCTCTTCATCTAACAAAAAAGTCAAACTGTCTAAAGAAGACATTCGATTGGCTGATAAATGGGGAATACCACTGGAACAATATGCAGCTGAGAAATTGAAAGTGGAACAAGCCGATGGTGAGTACACTTCAATTTATAAACAGTAATTAGCGTGGAGGAATTAAAAATGGCACGTAATATAACAACAGCATCACGTAGTGCTGAATCAAGGGAATCTAACACAAGAGAAATGGATTATGAATATCGTGAACCAAGTCTTCTTGATATCCCAGAATCTGTAACAAATCGTTTTGTCGATCAAGGAATGAAACTTCGTTGGATTAGAATGACTATTCGTGGTCAAGAAGATTACAATAATATCGGCAAGAAGATGGCAGAAGGTTGGGAGTTTGTCGGAATTGAAGAAGTTCCTGAGATGCAGCATTCGTCCATCGTGAAGGACAACGGACGATATGAGGGTACAGTCTGTCGTGGAGATCTGGCTCTAGCAAAAATGCCTATTCGTAAGGCAGAAAGTCGTCAACGGTATTTTGAAAATCAAAGTAGGGAAATGGTAGATGCAGTTAATGCACAACTTATGAACCAAAATGATTCTAGGATGCCAATTCGTAACAATAGTAAAACTCAAGTTACTAAAGGACGAACACCTAAATTTCAAGATTAATTTAGATTCGGACAAGGTGCTTGAAGTGCAATTTTTTTAATAAGGGAGATTAAACAATGACTACAACTAAATCACTGTTCGGCTTCCGTCCTTCTCGCAAACGAGCAGGTAATGTCAACAATTCGGCTACCAATGAGTATCCAATTGCTTCGGCTTACGCTGCTAACATCTTTACTGGCGATCTTGTCCGTATTAATGCAGGGAATGTGGAAGTCATCACTACTACTACCGAAGTAGCACAGGGTGTATTTATGGGTTGCCGTTATGTAGCCAATGGTGAGCAAAGATGGAGCAAGTACTGGCCTTCTGGTACATCTGCTACTGATGCTTACGCTATGATTGCTGACGATAGCCGTGCCGTATTTGAAGTACAAGCAGACGCTTCTGTGACTGCTGGTGATCTGTATGGCTCACAAAACTTTGCCGTAACACTTGGTTCTGGTTCTACCTTTACTGGTATGTCAGGTCATGGTGTTCAGGCTGCTGGTCGTACATCAACCATTGCGATGGTTCGTTCACTTGATTCAGTAAATGAACCGGGGAATGATGTTGCTGATGCTTTTGAACGTGCATATCTGAAAATGAATGTTCGTATCGTACAGCATACCGACAACTTCCATGATGCAACCGTAACTGCACCTACATCTGGTGCTGATCCAGTATTTTAATTAAGGGAGAATAAACAATGGCTATTAATCGTTCTAGTATTGCTAAAGAACTTCTTCCCGGTCTTAATGCTGTTTTCGGCATGGAATATGGGGAAGTTTCGGATGAACACGCACCGCTTTTTGAAACTGAAAATTCAGATCGTGCGTTTGAAGAAGAAGTGCTCTTCACTGGTTTCGGCACTGCACCTGTTAAAGGTGAAGGCGCAGCCGTTTCTTATGACGATGCACAAGAAAGTTACACTGCACGTTATACCCACGAAACAGTGGCGTTGGCGTTTGCTGTAACAGAAGAAGCTATGGAAGACAATCTCTATGACACGTTTGCTAAACTTCGTGCTCGTGGTCTTGCTCGTGCTATGGCTAACACCAAGCAGGTTAAAGCTGCAGACGTTTTCAATAACGCCTTTAGCGCATCCTACCTTGGTGGTGATGGTGTTGCTCTGGTTTCTGATTCGCACCCAACTATTGGTGCTGGAAATCAAAGCAACCGATTAACTGGTGATCTGTCGGAAGCGTCACTCGAATCCGCACTAATTACTATCTCTAAGGCAAAAGATGATCGTGGTATTCTGATTGGTCTGCAAGCTAAGTCTTTGCATATCCCATCAGATTTGGCATTTACAGCTGATCAGATCCTGAACAGCACAATGTCAACCACAATTGGTGTTAATCCAACCACCGCTGCAAACGGTGCAACTAACACCAACAACATCAACGCCATTCGTAGCCAAGGTCTTGTACCGGGTGGTTTCTTTGTTAACCGCCGCTTTACCGATACAGATGCTTGGTTCATTAAAACCGATTGTCCAAATGGTACTAAGATGTTTGTACGTGCTCCACTGCAAACAAAAATGGAACCTGATTTTGACACAGGTAACCTTCGCTTTAAGGCTCGTGAGCGTTACTCATTCGGTTGGTCAGACTGGCGTGGTTTCTACGGTTCTGCTGGCGCATAAACGTAGTAATCAAAAAAACTTTAAAAAATTAAGAGGAGTACTTTCGTATTCCTCTTTTTTTTTGTATAATAGTAGGATAACATAATAATAAAACTAACTAACTAACAATAAAGGAATATATTATGGCAACTAATATTAGACAAGGTTTTGTCATTGGTAGCGGTGCGGTATTAGATATCGCAACCAGCACAACTGTAGCAGACACACGAATCAAAGGTGTAACGTATTCTGGTATTGGTACATTTTTGATTACTGGTACATCAACTGATCCATATGGGAATCTTAAAGGTAGCAATTTAAAATTTGTAGGTACAACTGCAGTAGATGCTAGTGATATTTATGTACCTGATTTTGGAATGAAAGTTAATGGTGTAGTAAAAGTTTCTGCACCTACGTCTATAGCGACTGTCGGTATTTTCTATGGCTAACTATACATATCTTGTAGACGACATTGTTGCTGCAACCGAAAATGATGGTTCAGAATTTTTGTCGTACATACCTAAAATGGTTAATCGTGCAGAAGAACGTCTGACACGAGATCTTGATGACTACGGTTTGGTAACATATACTTCAGTGGCAGTAAGTTCTGGAATTAATAACATTACTTTACCATCTGGAACACGAATTGTCAAGAACTTTAATATTGTAGCAAACGGCACACGCATTAATCTTCTTCAACGTACAGATGAATACATCCGTGATTACTGGCCTGTAAGTGCAAGCACAGGAACTCCTGAGTATTATGCTAGACGTAATAATACTACTGTTCTTATTGCACCTACGCCTGTGTCTACTTTTAATGGAGAAGTTGTACATGTTTCTAGACCTGTAACTCTTGCATCAGCAACACCTAATAATTATTTTTCTGACTACTGTTATGATGCATTATTTAATGCTACAATGGTAGAAGCAATGGTCTTTATGAAAAACTTTGA